AAGAAAAGCCGCCGATGGTTTGATCTCTACGATCAAGGCCACCAGCGACCGTGTTCAGATAGAGTGGAAAATCTGACATTTCCGCTCTATCGCCCCTCATTTCTATTTTATCTTGTTTGTACCCCTTGTACACCGATGTTTTATAAGTGCAATAACTATCATCATGTCTCTTATTCCAAGCATATTAAAGAACTCTGCCGGACGATTTGTCACGTGCATTGCCACATACTTGCAATATGTGAAGTCCGTAAATTTATTCTGAGGTCTGTGACCTACCTTGATAAGAAGTTTGTCAAAATATTCTCCATCAATCGTAGTAAGATCTACAAGACCTGACAGATCAAGTGAAGAAATCTTTTCCATCTCCCCCTTATCATTCAGCCAGTCATACTCCCTTGAAAATTCAACAAGATATGGATTTTCCTTTTCTTCATTCTCATTGTCGGAATCCGACAAATTTCTTCCGCTGCTCACAACCTCATCACCTGCCGCTTCAAGTTCTGCCTTTTCAAGCAATTCGTCCAAATTTTCTTCTTTTACATCCATAATATTCCTCCATTCATTACATCAAAAGAGAAGATACATCTGCTTTTCAATGTATCTTCTCTGATTTTTGATTAACTATTTATTATAAGCTGCTGTCAGATTTTAACTAAATAAGGCTGGCAACATTACCAAGTACATCTTCGCCATTTATAACAGCCTTGCCGTTGAATTTGTCAATTTCCTCAATAACATCTTCGCCAACCTGATCTTTGTAATATATGACTTCTTTTTTGATAGTCGGATTGCCATATCCACCCTTTTTCAGCTTGCCATAATCGTGACCTTTAGTCATTCCCTTGATAGTTATTGTCCTAACAACATATATCTTTTTATATGTCTCCGTATCAAGGATTTCCTGTGCACTTTTAAGAATAATTGATGTACTGTCGTCACACATAATTCCAAAAGCTTCTTTTGACACCTGTGTAAATGGGATGTCAATCGTAGCACTCTTATACTGACCTGCTGACGGGCTGTCAATCTCACCTACCATTCCAGCAAGATTAAGTGTTTCTGAAACATTTTCAAAGTTTGGCAGAGTCATTTCATCAGTCACACCTGCAAGTCTTGCGTCTTCACTTACCTGACCGTAATATGCCTTAAAAATATTAGTCTTATCATGAATTTTTGACATTACTCATCGCCTCCTTCCATCGCATCTGTAAGAATCTGGGCATCATATACAAAGTCATTTTCAATGTACTCCGCCGGAGTATAATCAGCATACCTCGTCGAGAATATATAATGACCCTCAAGCATACTCGATGGCGGATTTTTTGCGGTATCAAAAATAATCTCACCACCTGCAAGATAATCCGGAGCAAGGGCATTAAGACTGGCATTATACTCATCAACTATTCCCTTGATAAACTTAACTTTAGCATTTCTTCCGACCTTTGAAAGATATTCCGTTTTAAAACGGTTCTGGAGATAATTAAGCATCATGACACATTTCGACCATCTTTTTGTCGGGTCTTTTGATGCTGGATACATTGCAGTATTATTTCCCCACGCTTTCCACTCAGGCAGTCTTATTGCCGTAATAATTCCATTGGCATTAAGATATGAGTTTGCATCACCCTGTATCACTTTCACCGGAGTCCCGTCTTCCGTACAAATACCATCAACAAGAAGTTCCCTATTGTCGATACCGTCAGGAATATCTCCGTTTTCAGCAGCTACAGCCTGTGCAAGTGCCGCAGCGAAACTTGAAAATGCAAGCACATTTCCATTTTTGTTTACCATAGGCCAGCAGGCATCAATAAGTTCACTCTGAGGAACATTCTTTTCTTTAACTTTGGCAACATTAAATACATTGACTGCACCACTTTCTGAACTGTCAATATCAACATATGCCTTTGCATTGTGCAGACTTCCAATAAGCCGTACCTTAGCTTCAAGTGCCGCCGCAACTTCCTTTTGCTTACTGAAAACAGGTGCAGTAACAATCGCCGGAATAACTCCTGTATTGATGAATACCTCGTCAAGAAGTTCAATACCGCTTCTCACGCCATTTTCATCAACACCTCCGATAATATCCTCCGCCGTAACTCCATCAGGATTCAGCTTTGCATAGCTTATATTAAGTTTCTGCAGCGATGAAGCAGCTCCGTCATTCGTCAAAGCAATAACCAGATAACCCTCTGAGTTAATCGACGCAACATAATCATCATCTGCCTTATAAGTTGTTTCATTTTCAGACACCACAACTTTATCAAGTAGCACACCCGTATCTTCTATAACCACCATCTTATTTACTACATCATATTCTTTTCCGACAACAGCCTGTGTATGCTGACTTTTATCAGGGTCAAGAACATTGATAACAACAACCGGAGCAACCTTGTGTACTTTGAGTGAAGCATACACACCCTGCATTGCTGTGTACTTTTCAATCTCATTAGTTTTACCAACAAGATTATCCATGTCTTCGGAATTTTCAAGTAGAATTATTGAGTTTACTGCATCCTTTGGATTTTTGAGTGTATTTATCGGCAAAGTTCCAATAATAACCTGTGCTGAATATGTTGTTTTACTCTGAGTTATTCCAACAGCACCACTTGACTTAGTTGCAATACCATGTTTATATATACTCATTGTTTACTCCTTTCCTGCTCTGCAAGTTCTTATATGCTGCATACTCCACTGAGCCCTCAATATTAAGTCTCTTTTTAGCCTCCAGCACATCACCTATCGGTATGATAAGCCTTGCAATGTTTTTGTTTTCTTCTGCTTTTTTCTCAATATGCTCCGGAAGTTTGTCCTTAAAAATAGTCCCATTTGTCACCACTCCCGGAATAGTAGGACCAATATAAATCTTCTGCGTCATCAAATACTTACCTCCATCTCGTCAAATTCTTCGCATGGTGTTGGCAATGTCCAGTATGTAATCAAATCTGACTCAAAATAAGGATATAATACATTCGGATTAAACCGCTTATGAGCCTTTCTTTCCATCCTTGTATGTCTGCCAACAATTCCAACTTTTATAAAATGCCTATATATCTCATTCATAAGATACATAACATTTACCCATCCAGAATGATCATTATCCATATCTTCAATATTGATTGAAAAATGAACTTCAACACGCCATTCATCATCCACCACATCTTCATCCGCTATCATTACTACAACATAGTTACGAAGTTCTTCGTCATCCTCGTCATATTTTTCAGGCAAATCCTGTGGATATACCTTTAAATCTTTATACTCGTTTCCGAGTTTCATCGTTATAGCATCACTTTTTACAAACTCCCTAAGTGATTCAACAATGTTATTTAACAACTGTAAATCTGTCATAAAATCCCCTTTTCTGTGCATTTTTTTGCACATAACAAGTTTGTGTCAAGTATGCACTGACACAAATCTTGCGTGTGAAAATAAGCTATCAGGCTTATTTTTCACACTAACCTCACTGCATTACCCTGCTAAGTTCGTGTTCTATACGCTTTTCCAAGGTTTCATTTGCTTTTTTAGTAACAGCCTCCATAACTTCTTTTTTACCTGCAAGCTGTGGCACTGCCGGTCCCATCATGCTATCTATAGGGTAAGCATCCCAAGTTTCCCTAATAAATACACCTTCATGACCATTTGGCATTATCGCTACAAATGGTTTGTTTTTTCTTCCGAGAATATTTTTTCCGGTAAGAGGCTTTAATCCTCCTGCTTTTTTTATTGCTGCCTTGTAAACTCCCGGTGTCCTTTTTCCTTTCTTAGAAAGTTTCACAGGACGAAGCGGACTGACTTTAAATTTCTCCAACCCAAGTTTTGACCCCTGACTAACAACTAATGCTGTAAGATTACTTGTACTTGCATTTTCAATATGCAAGGTTTCTGATATTTTTTTCTGAGAAATAAAATATCTTGCTGACACTTCTTTTTTCACAGAAGTATTAACCACACTTGCTGTTCTATTCATAGCACGCATCATAACCAGCTTTGACTTATCAGTTATTTCCGCTAATTTTCTTTCCACCTCATCAGCATTCGTGGTTATATCAACAAATGTTGAACCCATCAATTTCCGCTCCTTCCCATTAAAATTTTCCAAACACCATCCTGTTTTGAAATCTCCCGTATTATGTGAGGTCTTCCGTCGTACTCAATAACTGAACCGACAGACGGCTTTCTTTCTATGTCACACTCTTTGACATAAAGAAGGACGGGCTTTTTTACAAGCTCGTCCCGCCAGTTCTTTTTTATTTCCTCAAGTGCGTCCTCATCCACGATTACAGTTATCTCCTTATTATCAAGACTGTGCTTACTTCCGAAAAAGCCTTCATCAAAAAATACTTCATCAATATCTTTTGATACCTGTTCCACAAAACCCATGTTATTTAACCTCTGTATCAACAATTACTTTGTTTTCTGAACCATTTTTCAAAATCTTGCTATCTTTTTTTGATGTGTCGGATTCCGACTTTTTATCTTTTGATATTTCAACTGCCTTTTTAGACCCTACATCATCTTTATCTTCAAGAGAAATATAATTTCCCGACAACAAAAATTCTCTGTCAATTTTACTCAACGGTTTATCAATACTTTCACCCGATTTATAAGTTTTATCAGCAACAGTTAATAATATATTTGCAATCATATCCCTGTCACCTCCTGCTACTCACCATAAATTTCTTCCTGATAGTTAAGAATTGCGTCCTGAAGTTCATCAAGCTTCATTGAATTATCAAGACCACTGAGTCCGATTGATGTTGCATACGCAATAAGCTCCGCTTTCTTTGTCATTGCCGTAATCTCAGCTTCTGTCTTTAATGTACTCACATCTGCTGTCGGAGGCTCATGCGTATCCACGCTGTTGTCCGCTTCTGTCTGAGTAGATGCAGTCTCATCATAAATATTTGCCACAAGCCAACCATCCATATCATTTGGATACATAACAGGTCTTGAAAATGCCTGAACCTCTGCCATGTTTGACTTTTCATCCCCAACTAAGCGTGGAACAATCTTTTCTGCATATGACTTAAATCCATCTTTTGTATAGAAAGTAACCTGAGCATATACTGTAGTTCCCATGTTAGGCTGTAAAAAAGCAATAGTTCCTGCCGGAAGAATTGCTTTTTCCTCACCATCTAAATCTTCATAGATTTCATCATATGTAAACAATGTCATAACTACACCGTTTATATTGATGCTGCCATTTGATACCACACCGTCTGGAAGTTCTGTCGGATTGATTTCACCGATATTTACTTTTGCCTTGTTATAGAACTCTAAAAAGTCCTTATCCGACATAAGAAGCATTGACACATCAGATGTCATAACAATATCTGTTGCTCTAACACCCCTCTTGCGAAGAACTGTAGCCATTTTGTAAAACTCCTGAATTTTTTCGGCTGTTGTCATGTCCTTAAACTTCTTTGTGAATTTATATTTATTTTTAAACTCACCCTCATAAAAGCGGAGATATTTAAAATCATAATTTTCACCCTTTGCGGCATCTTCCGCTGTTGCATAATGTTTCATTATAACCTGTCCCGTCAAAAGAATATCTGCACACATCTTTTCATGTCTTCTGAGTATAGATATACGATTATCGTCAATAAACTCCGACTCAAGTTCATTTTCACGCTGTTCAGGACTTCTTCCTGACTCAGGAGACTCTCCAAACGCTTTCTGCTCAAGTTCCTTTGCTGTAATAACCCTTTTAGGTGCAATATACGGCGCATCTACAATATCCGTTCTGTAACCGTCTTTTTCCATGACTATTCCGTTTACAAGTGGAATAACAAAAGGCGCAATCTTTCGTCCTTTTTTCTTGAACTCGATTAACGCCTTTTCTGAATAATAAACAGGTCCATCCGGGAAGTATCTGTCTTTTAAGAACTGTACTACCGGATACATTTTTTTAACTGTTTTTACAAGTTTGTAAGTTTCTCTTATCACTCTGTTTTCCCCCTTTATTTGAGATAAATATTTCTGATGCGTAATGTGTCAATATCATCCGCTTCAAGTTTTCCGTCAGAAATACATTCACTTTCCCTGAATGTTCCACTTATGTATGACTGTACCGCAACCTCTGTGTCATCCTCTGCATAAGATGTATCTTCTGCAGCAATAACTGCTGCCACACCATCATCACCCTTTTTCAGAACATATTCTTTTTTGGTCGTATCAAAGTAAATAATCTGACCTCTTTTTACTGTTCCTGCTGCTTTTGATTCCGTAGGAAGCGTCACTGTAAAAACTCCCGCATCAATCTCATGTGAAGAATCATAAATCAGCTTGTCACTATAATGTTTTATACTACTGTTTAAGCTCATCTCTTGCCTCCTCTTCTGCCATTTACATATGCTGCCATATTTTCAACATCCTGCAGGTCCTTGTCGGAATCCGACAAACTCGCCCCTACATCAGTAGCTCCCGACTCCTTAGAATCAGCCATTGCATCACGCATATATGCAACCGCCTCCTGTTTCTGCGCAAGCATAGCCTGATAAGCAAGTTCTCTCGCATCAACCCTCGCATCAGCATCCCCGTACTTTGCATTTTTAAGCATTTCCGCAGATACATTTGCCGCAATCTTATCAAGATTTTCAAGTCTGTCTCTCTCTTTGTCTGCTCCCTCTTTTTCACCCTCTGCTTTAGCCTCAGCTTTTAACACATCAACCTCAGCTTTAAGCTCCAGATGCTCCTTTAACATTTCCTCTAATGTCATGTTCTGCTCCTTTCCGTTGTTTTCGTTAGTTATATTATTTGTATCAGCATTTTCAGATGGATTATCCGCCTTATTGCTGTTCAAATCATCAAGTACTTTTCTCTCCGGCAATTTTCCACTGTTTAACAAAAGCATAAGTTCATGTGCTTTTTCATCTGAAATAACCGGAAGTGTGCTGTTATATACAGCCATCTGCTTTGATGCCTCAATAAAATTCATCTGGCTGCTTTCATCGTCCTTTTCATCCTCAAAAAGCATACCGTCAGCAAATCCATTTTCAATCGCAGTCTGAGGGGACATAAATGTATCATTATCCATCATTGCCTGCAATTCTTCCCTGCTCTTTCCGGTTTTTTTCTCATAGACATTTAACACACTCTCGTTAAACTCTCTTAACATATCAGCAGTCATCTGTGCATCTCTGTAATCACCACCACCCCAAGAACTTTGAGTATTATGTATCATTACAACCGCTGCATCTGACATAAGCACCTTATCCGCTGCACAAAGGATAAACGTGGCGGCAGAGCAGGCATTTATAACATGAACTTCTACATTTCCCTCATACTGCTTAATAGTCGAATACATTTCAAATCCGGCTGTGCAAAGACCGCCCTGCGAATTAACCTCAATTACTACATCATCACCATTTGCACTTTCAAGCCCCGTATTAATATCATTAACACAGCAGGCATCCCACCCAAGCCAGCGGTAAAGCCACGCTGAGTCATTTGATACTATCGGACCTTTGACATTTATTTTCGTCACTCTTTTACATCCTCACTTTCATTTTTATTTGCATCAGCAAGCATCTCATTTTCACTCTTTAATGCCCTGACATTATCTTCAAAATCAGAGCCATTTAATGCAATACACTCATCCTCATGCGTTGAAAGCCCTGCCTCAATCCTCTTTGCAGCAGCCACGACTTCCTTGCCCGGATCCAACTGACCCTGTGCAGGCCCATTCCATGTACAGTTGAGATATGCTTTTCTTACAAGAAGATTTTCAAAATACCCCGGTGCATTTATACGCCCTGTACTGACGGCTTCATTAAACCAAAGTTCATAGATTTCCTTGCAGAAATCATTCACAAACCATGTACGGCGCATCCTAAAAGCTTTCCATGTTTCATTCATTGCACCTTTAGATGCTGAGAAGTTATTAGAAAACTTTTTAAGCAGCACCTCCGGAGCTATCTCCAATGCGGCACCAACATGAGTTGCCATTGCCGTTGCAAATGTATCAAAATTTGCGTTTGGATGTGATGATTCAACAGTCTTGACACTCTCACCTGTCTTTAGAAAATTGACATTTCCATAACCAAGTTCGACCTCGTCATCTTCTGTCTCTGCTCCATCGTCATACTCATCCTCTCCGGCAAATCCACCCATATCCTCGCCACTCTCCGTCTGAATAAAGATAGTAAACATAGAATTTATGACTGCTGCCATTATCTCAGCTTCGGTGTATCTTGTAAGCTGCTTAATCGTAGAAACAACAGGTGCTAAAAAAGGAACGCCCCTGTACTGGTCGGCACGCTCCCCGTTGAATATATGTAATATATTTGGATTTCCTGTTTTATCACCACGCTTAACAACTCTTGTCCATTTTGATTCCACAGAATTATACTCACCTGGAAACTGTGATGATATATGATAAGCTACAACCTTGCCGTTTTCATCAATCTCAACACCATTTATTATCGTGTTGCCGTTTGCTGTTTTTTTATCAAACCCATCATATTCTCCATCAACACTTCCCGGAGTACATACTCTGTCAGCTTCTACAAGTTTTATTCGCAACCGATACGGCATATTCGCTGTAGGCTTGTCATATTTTATCAAAACAAACTCTTCACCATTACGCAGCCAATCATTAAAAGCTATCTGTTGCAATTCGTAAAAATTATTCTGGTCGTTATTGTCGCACATGGTACTTTCCGCCCAGATTGCAAATTCTTTCTTGATATGCCTTTGAATTTCCTTTGCTTCATCCTCTGAAATTCCTAAAAATTCATAATCAATTTTAGGTTTCGGAACAAGACCTGCCCCGACACAATTTGTTCTTGTACTCGCAATCGCCGCTGATGCAAGCGGAGCGTTCATGGCAAGGTCTCTCGACCTCTCTCTTAAAATTTTTCTGTTTTCCTCAATATCCGACTTTGGAGATAAGCTCGTTGAATGATATTTCTTCGCCCAGCTTCTCCTTCTTGATGCGGCTCCATGAGAATATCCGCTGTTTGTCACATCTTTTCCGCCGTCTGAAATAATATCATTCAACATAGTATGTTTCATTTTGACCGCATCAATTTTCATGTTCGTCTCAGCTATTTTAAGCCTTGCCTCTGCTCTTTTTGCCACACCACCCGGATTAACAACAGCCATCATCTTATCAAACATATGACCTCCTATCCGAGCGGAATAACTCTGACGCTTCGCCTTTTGCTATTTCCTCTTGTCTCCAATGCAGAAATCTCACTCTCAAGTTCTTTAATTTTGCTCTGAACATTCGCAAGGCTTGTTCTTGTTAATGTTCTCGAACCGATAGTATAAGACTGCCCCTGCAATATCTTTTCCTCTGCTTCATAATACATTTCAAGCCTTTTCTTCAAAAAAGCAATTCTTTCTTTGTTTTTTTCCACAATAACCCTCCAAATAAAATTGAACACAAAAAAAGAGAAAACCTGCGTTCTCTCCTCAAAATCAACAATATTTCTCTTTCTTCACCTCTTGCGATATTAGCATTATATCACAGAATTGGTGTCCCTGCCTCCCAACTTTTTGAAATTTTATAAAAATTTTTCTCAAATTGACAGACCTTTTGTGCTTTTTCTCTGTTTTCTAACCTTTTTAACCGCTTTTGTATAATTTATTCCTTTTGAAATTTTTAGTTCTAAATCACTCCACACAGGACGCAAAAGCTCACATACCGCAAGATTATAGTTAAACAGGTCAAGCGGTTCATTTCTGGCACCACTTTTCTTTACCCACACATCTTTAACAACACCTCTGACTTTCTTTTTTATCTTTTTTTCTGAAAGAAGTCCCTTGTAATACTCTCTGTCATAACCTTTTCCGACATTATTCGGAAAGTGACAATATCCCTCACCTTTTTCCTCAATCGTCAGCCAATTTGTTATATTTTCCTTACCTGCATCAACTCCAAGTATCCATATTGTTGTTGAGTCCACAACTATATCTCTCTTGCCATCTCTGCTCTTTTCCTTAATCTCAACTTTACTTCGTTTATATAAAAGCGGTATATCAGGCTTTCCGGCATATCCCTTAATTCCATATGCTTTCTTACCTTTTTTCTTCATTGCCTTTATCCACTTATATACTCTGTTTGTATGATGACCGCCTGTATCAATGCCAAATGCAGCTATGTTAAGTTCCCTGCCATCTTCAAAACGAAAAGTTATTTCAAGATATTCCTCCAATTCATCCCATACCTGTGATGTTTCAAGATTTCCATAAATCTCTGTCTTATGTATGCCCCAGCTTTCATAGTCTCTCGCCCAGCCTTTCACCTCAACTTCAAAACGGTTATCCTGAACATCTACTGCTGCCGTCAGCAAAAGAACTCCCTCCGGTATTTCACCCTTGTAATGCTCCGCACGCTCCAGAAGTTTATCTTCGGTAGTCGATTCTTCTGCGACCTCATCCTCTTTCCATGTTTCGCCAAGAGTTGTGTTCACAAAAGCCTGCAACCTTTCTGTATCGTGATATGTCTTAAACTCATCCATTGCACCCTGAAACTCGTCTATAATATCACTCCAAGCCACCCACGGCGATGCCATTGCATTGAGGTGAAAACTTCTTTTATTTTTCCTTTCCGGATGTGCAGCTATCCACATATGCTCTGATTCTTTCCAATATTTTTCTTCAATCACTTCCCCACAGTATTCGCATTTCATTCCGACTATGTTAAAATCCACTCTCTTAAACGAATACGGCTGATACATACCACAGCAAGGACACTGCACACACCATTCCTCCTGCGTACCTTTTAAATATTCTTTATTGATACGACCATTTTCTGTAGTCGGTGTTGATGTTTTAATATATTTTTTATTCCAGAATGTTGTTGCTCTCTTTTGAGCAAGTGTTACAGGGTCACCCTCACCGCCTGCACTAGCCGGAAAGCGGTCAACCTCATCCATCCATACAACCCTGATAGGCATTGATGATAACGAAGCCGAAGAATTTGCCCCCGACACGACGATATAACCGCCTGCGTACTGTTTAAAAAGAATCGTGTTATCAGAGTCCTTTGACTTTGCAGGTGCTATCTTATCACGAAGCACCGGAATATCTCTTATCATAGGTGCAAGCCTTGTTTTTGAGAACTTTTCACCAAGACTTAAAGTTGGAAGAACCAAAAGCTGTGTGCTCGGCTCATGTTCTATATAGTATGCTATACCGCATAGAACTATTGTTGTCTTTCCTATCTGTGCCGACGACATAACAGTAACTTCCGTTACAGCAGAATCCGTAATCGCATTCATTATTTCTTTTTGGTACGGAACGGAATCACTTCTAAATTTGCCAGCCTTATTACTTCCACCCGGTAAAACCATATGCTTGTCCGCCCAGTCGGAAACCGACATTTTTTCCTTAGGTCTTAGAGCTTTTGTAAGAGAACATATAAAATGCAATGTGTGGTAAGCTACCTTTTCATTTTTCTTTTTAGTCCTCATCTGCCTCACCTGCTTTCCCTGCTGACTCGTTAAAAAGGTCATCCTCTGACAATTCTATATATTCATCCGGATAATAATCAGATGGATTATAGTCTGCCAGCTCATTAAGAGCATTTTCAAGCTCATCACGCAAAACCTCCATAATCTCACTTTTACTCTTTCCCTCGACTGACGGAGCAACCTCCGCCGGGATAGCCAAAATCTTGCTTCTGAACTTAGTAAACATATCTGTAATCACATTTGCTACATCATAAGACTTATGAACCTGTCCTTTGATAAGTTGCAGCTTAATTTCTGAAATCATGCTTTTTATATGCTCATGTCTTGCCTGCTCCTGTTTTAAATCAAGTTCACCATCTTCAAAGTCGCTGGTTACTGTTTCACCGACCTTTGATATTTTAAGATTCATAATATAATTTTTTACAGACTTCTCAAGCAAATATCGTCCATGACTATTTCTGACAAGAATTCCCTCATCTGCAAGATTTCTCACCTGCCTGTCACCGACACCTATTATATTTGCAAGCACCTTTGCTGACACTGTCACCGCTGATACATCCGTGACCTTTGCACTATCTGCCATTCTTACCACCACCTTTCTTAAAAAACGGAAACGGCAATGCAAAACTTTTTTGAAAAAGAACTAGCCAAGATTCGGGCCTCGCTCCGACCCTCGATTCTGATTTTTTGCTCACAGAACCTAAAATTTTTTTACAAAAAAATCACTCAGAATAACATCTAAGTGATTTTTATAAAAACTAAAACTATTTATTTCTCTCTGTAGTGTGTCCCGCATTGGATGATTCAATCTCTATCAACTCATGTTCTTTCATTGTACTTTTCTATATTTTTCTTCAAAATAGTTGACATATCTAGTAATTTTGTAAACTTCTTTTAAACTGTATTCTTTCATTAAAGTGCAGAAAAAAATATTCATCTAAGATTACATAGCCACAATATGACAACTAGCACATGAAAAAATAAATCTTATGCCAATTTTTAGATTTAACATCAATAGAGAGCCTTATGCTCTCCACTCTTTCTAAACGATAAACCTTTTATCGCTTTGTCCTTGTTGTCCTGATTGATACCAATGTATCTCAATGTCACACTTATATCTGCATGATTTAAAATCTCTTTTATAGTGACTGCGTCGTGTGTCTGCTGGTACATATGATACCCAAATGTTTTTCTGAGTGTATGTGTTCCCACCTTATCAATGTTGAACTTCCTACCTGCTACCGACAGTATTTTGTATGCCTGCTGTCTGCTTATTGCTTTATTACCACTCCTGCATGATTTAAAGAGATATTCATAATCTTTCTTGTCAGATATATAATCTTCAATAATCGGTTTTAGTTCAGCATTAAGTGGAAACCGTTTTTCTTTCCCTGTCTTTTTTTCTCTAAGATAAATCGCATCTTTCCCTTTAACATCTCGCACACGAAACTTAAGTATGTCCGATATTCTAAGTCCCGTATAAATTCCAAACATAAACATTACATAATCTCTTTCATTCTTGCTTTTTAGATAATCAGCAATATCCATCACCGTGTTTATATCACGAATTGGTTCAACCGTATTCACTCCTCCTCACCTCCTTAAATCAAGCATTAAAAAAGAGAGAAAACCTGCGTTCTCTCCCTTTGTTTCTATTTTTGCGATATTAGCATTATATCACAGAATTGGTGTCCCTGCCTCCCAACTTTTTGAAAAAATTATTTTGTCGGAATCCGACAGGGAATTTATTTTTATTTCTGCTCATCTATAAACTCACGCATCATCTTGGAAATCTGTGCCGCCTGACTCACTCCAGCTTTCTCACAGGCTTCCTTAAATTCGTCAGCTAATTCTCTTTTTAACTTAAATCCTTTTGTCATATATCCGGCTTTCTTCTGCCATTTTTCAGTTGCCTTTGTCTGTGCTGTTGGCATCATATCACCTCTTTACTTTTTTTTATTTTCCTGCTATTATTTTTATACCAAGGACAGATAGCAGGAAGTTGTAGGTCTGCCCTCGGTGTTTTGGTTTGGCTCGAAGATTATTTCTTCGAGCTTTTAATCTTTAATTAACTCTGATAGATACTCTATAAGTTCTTCTTTTGGTGTATCATTTTTTATTAGTGCAATTATCATTTTGATAATTCCTTTGAACTGATTGTTTGTCATTGTGTTGTTCTCCATTTCTATCTCCTTTCCTGCCATTCCCTTGCTACAATTATATTATACTATAAGGTTACCCTTATGTCAATAGTTTTTTGAAATTTATTTTATTTTTTTCAAAAAAGACGGTCTTTCAACCGCCTTTCCTTAATTTTCTAACATAAAAAATGTTTTTTAAACTGTTCTGTAATTTTTTTCAATATTTTTATCAACACTATATTGTCCACACATCCCTCTTTCATCTTCCGATTCTTCATCTAAATTACAACTTTCTATGTGTAGACAAGTTAAACATTGATAAAATCTTTCTTCGTCACTTGCTCGTACCATGTTTTTTCCTCATATTTACTTTAATATCCTACAGATTCTGAGAATGTAGTAATCTTTTCCTTCTTCGGCTCCCCATTCAGAACGACCATTTCCAACTTTCAACTCACATTCTACAACAAAAGATGGGCTATGTATTGAATATCCATTTCTAAACATAATCTTTCTCTTGCCCATGTATCTATCACCCCATAAATTTTTAAACCTTGTTTCATAATATGGTGTAATATCTCGATATTCTTCTTTCTTTTCTCCCGATAGAATCATATCAAACCACCTTTTCTTTATAGGCAATATCAGCATTTTATACCTCCAATTTTGTATATCGAAGAACCAAACCCTCGTCTATCTGCTTATCCATGTCATTCACCACTTTCTAACAACTCAGGATTATCGAATGTATTGCCGACAATTTCTGCATCAACCATATTTATCCAGTAACCTAAGTCTTTTCTGCGGCTTTTTGCATATCTACCAAACCAATTCACATAAAATCCAATATGTTCAACTTTTGTACTGTCAAAACAACTTTGATAGCCGCCATATTTGATTTGTGCGTAAACATCACTAAATAAGTCTTTTACAATATCATTTTCCCAAATAAGATTACCATTCTTATCTTTCAATCCTGTGCATTGACAAATTGTATCTTTCTTTACTTCTATAATGTTTGATGCCGAAAACCAACAGACTGATATTTTGCTCGCATGATTTGGAATAATCAAATAACTATCATTTACTTCAACAAGTTCCCCTTTAACCCATCTATCAGAATCATCAAACTTAGCCTTAAACAAATATCTATCTACCATTGTTTCTCCCTTTCTCATGCAAATGCTAACTGTCCATTTTTCTCCATAACAATATTATTTTTAATAATATTCGGCATTCTCTCTGCCACACACAACTCTGGAAGATTCGACCGAACTAATGCTGCTGGTATTGGCGGACACACTGCATTTCCACATCTTCTTACCTGCTCGCTTCTTGGATATTTATGTCCCTCAAAATCGTGGTCGATAATATAATCATCTGGGAACCCTTGGCATCCATACAATTCCTTTGGCTCCAACATTCTCAAACCAATGTCAACAATCTGATAATCAACTCCTGCTATAGTTACTAAACCAAAACGGTCACGAGATGTAATTGTATCTAACGGATTTTTAATATCCTGCCCCGTACCTTCTCCATAATATTTGATTAGGAACGCTCTGACCTCTCCAAAATGTCCATCTCCAGCTGTAATGGTAGGAAGTGGCTCCTTAATATCTCTACCGTCACAATGATTATTCATTTGAATAAGGTTTGCCGTAACAAGACTGTTATGATCCCATGCTGTCACTGTCGGCAATGGATTATTCACTGTGTCCCCAGCTCCCTTATATCCACCATCATAATATTTGTGCAAAAACGATGTAACAAGACCATATCTATTTGAACTGTCGAGCGTCATAATAGGTTCTTCTATATCCTGTCCTCTTACTTCCTTAGCAGATGTTTCAGAATGATATTGAATAATTGTAGGACTTATAAGGCATTGTTGATTGCCAGTGGTTATTGTATGTATTGGATTTCTGCAATCACCACCAGGATGATTTGTTGTATTTGTTCCCATATATGGAGTAAGTTTAGGTTCAACAATTCCAAATCCATGTTTTGACGTAATTACTTTTAATGGTTCATCCATACTGTTACAATAATCTCCTTTTGCTCCGCTATGATTTACCTGAACAATAAAAGGTTCCTGATTATCAATTACAAATTTTTTTAGTCCCATTGCTATGCGTTCCATTGTTTTAGATGCCAGTGGTCGTACCGCTCGAAGTCCATATTTCTTCTTTATTTCCTCCGAAGTATCAAATATAGACGGACAAGGTAAAGAAAAATCAAGCTGTGTATATGCACCTACATATGGTTTTAACAATCCGGCTTTTACTTTTTCACTATTCCTCTGAGCATGTGTTGGCTCTGGCCATATTATAGGTCTACCGTCACATCTTGCAATCATAAAAAAGCGTTTTCTCATAGTCGGTGCTCCATAATCTGCCGCAACAAGTTCTCTTGTATCAATTTCATATCCGAGTGCTTCAAGTTGCTTTCTCCATCTTCTGTATGTCTGACCCTTTCTTTTAGGGTCAGGCTTAAATATCTGCATATTGACCGGTACGACTTCTCCCGGCTCAGCAATCCTGTTTTTTTCATGTTTTTCTGTTGTTTTTACAATCACACGCCCAGTCTTTTTATCACGAATAGGAACACATGGCCCCCATGTCTGAAATTCTTCTACATTCTCTAGCATAATAACTCTAGGTCTTACAAGAGCTGCCCATTTCAAGACTACCCATGCAAGACCACGGATATTCTTTTCTACAGGTTTACCACCCTTTGCTTTTGAAAAATGTTTACAATCAGGCGAAAACCATGCAAGTCCGACAGGATGTCCTTCGCAAGCTTTGACAGGGTCAACTTCCCATACATTTTCACAATAATGTTTTGTATGCGGATGATTTGCTTTATGCATCCGAATTGCTTCTATGTCATGATTGATTGCAATGTCAACACTTTTTCCCGTGGCAATTTCAATACCGGTACTGGCACCACCACCGCCAGCGAAATTGTCAACTATCAATTCTCCGTTAATCATATTTCTCTCCCATCTTCTCTCTGCAAACCGCCCTGATTACCACAATAGCCCGCTTTAGCCCAGCATAAAAAATATCATCATACTCAGCATCCAAATACGGTGCAACCTCTTTTACATATCCGTCAAAATCTGCACTCGAATACTCAGCTTCCTCTTCCAGCCTTTTGACTACATCAACTATTCCTACAACAGCACATTTAAAACAACTTTCATATAATTCACATTTACCGCCCTGCTTGTCACAAAATGCGACTTTTGAATCTTTCATATCATTCAGCGGGCCTAATAATTCACTCTCTATACTCAGCATACGTTCATGTTCTTTCGCTTTCTGCTTCTTTGCCGCAAGTTCAAGTATATGTATAAATTCTCTTTGCACCTGCACCGACCTACAATCCTTTTCCTTTGGGTACTGCTTTACAAATGTATCTATTCTGTTCTCAATATCCTTTATTACTATTTTTTCATCTATCATTCTGCATTCCCCTCCTTAACCCGCAATACAATACGATTTACCGGAAATGAGTGAACACACATAACATGTTTATTTTCGTTTTCTTTAAGTGCAGATTCATCAATGCTTATAAACTTTCCCTGTTCATCTGTAAATATCATATGCAGATTTTCTATTAAATCAATTACTACACTTTCCATATATTTCACTTTCAACGCTAATCGGTTCTTTTCCCTCACCGCATCCCCTTTTTCTTCACGAAGTCTTGTTTCTACCGCCTTGAGCTGTTCCACATTTATTTCCAAGTTCTTCACATAATCAAACTTTTTTATAATCTTAATTAACAATTTATTAAACATATCAACATCCTCCAATTTTCTTTGTCTTAGCTTATTTTTGCTCTTTCCTCTCTATCCTTTTCCGTCTGTAAAAAAATCATATACTGGCCATATGAAAGTCCAAGTTTCTTTGCTTTGTCATTAAAGTTTGCAAGCTCTCCCATATGCTTTTCTTTTTTCTTTTCCTCCATTCTTTTTGCCTTTTTCTGTGTTTTTCTTTTTTTATACATCTGTGCATGTCTTTTTTTACGCTCATACTCACGACATTCGACGGAACAATAATGCTGATTTCTCGCATTAACAGTAAATTGCTTTCCACATCCTATACATTTACTTTTTTTCTTTGTCTGTTTCATTCCTGCTCCTTTCCGGGAGCTGCACCACACTCCCAGCTTTATTTGTGATGTTAATTTTCCTACAGCTATATGTAAAAGTGCATTTAAAACTTTTTTGCTGTCAAAATTATTACTTGTCGGATTCCGACAAATCAGCCACGTTGCAACAAACGCTGTTCAAGTTCGCTCATATCTGAGGAACTTATCTCTCTCTGGTTAAATGAATTAAACTGATTTTTCTTTTTAGTTGAATATCCTGACTTTGTATTGCCTGACGGCTTTTGGTCTGCCCGCTCTGTCTTATTCCAATAATCAGCAGTGCTTTTCCAGTTTATTCTCCTGCCATACTTGTCTTTCCAATCAATACGGTCATAATATTCATAAAACTTTTCAGGATTGATTTTAAGATTGTTTAAAGCAACATAATCTTTTACCTCCTGAAGCGTTGGCACTATAGATAGAGTGTTAGTATATTTACTATTACTTTTACTATGTTTTAAAATGTCTGCATTTTCGTCCAAAATGTCTACATTTTCATCCAAAATGATTACATTATCTGATAAAAGGGCGACTTTAACTAAGAGGTATGCTCTCTTCATTTTTACAGCTTTTCTTCTCCTTGTTGCGAAAAGAAAATTTTCCTGAATTTCTTTTGAAGTTAAAATTCCATTTTGTTCAAGCTGTTCCAATGAAAAGACACCCCGCCTTGCACAGCAGTTCACTATTTCATTTATACGATTGACCGCTTTGTCACCCCCGCCAAACATTCGTGACGAAAGTAACAAAGCCCTCTCTCGCTGCCATTCACAATAATAACCGTGTACTCCATATATCTCCTGAAGTAACGCATATATGACGGCGTGCGCCTTTAACCCGCATTCTGCTGTTACAAGTTCAATTGCATTATCAGCCGCGCATTTTACCGGAAAGTAATCAATACCTTCTTTTCGGTTCATAGGCGCGTCCTCCTAAATTTAATCAAACAGGTATAATTTACAAAGGCAAGGAAGACATCCGACCAACTGACACTGTCCGAATAGTCGGCACCTTCCTGTAATTACGGCACATATACTCCCCCTGATTTTCATTAAAAAGCATACACACCAAAAAATAAAAAATATATTATATTAACCCATATATTCCCCCCGAACAATCGAAAAAATATACAAGCTAAATCCAAAAATAATAAAATACTACGAGGTCCATTTACCTCTATGATGTTTCTCAACTGCCCTGTATTTTCTTGGCAGTTCTGAATAAAAATTTTCTTCCTTGAGTTTGTCCAATATCACGAAAAACTCACTTCGTTTTCTGTAAAATGTACTTTCGCTGCAATTTACAGTCTCAACGCTGCACAATTCTCTAAAACTCATCCCTGGAGTTGTACAGTATTTTAATAATGCCGCTGCAAGCTCTTTATCAGTAAGCATTGCAGCCTTTTCAATAAGCTCTACTCTGCCACTCAGCATTGCCAGCTTAATAGCAAGATTTTCCACAGAGGATGCCGTATTATGTGCGTGTGGCATCCCGTCATAATTCACTCCCGATACACCAATATTGTGCTTAATGTCTCTGATCTGAGACAACCACTCATTATATTGGTAACAGAAATAGGCAAGCTCTTTATATTTGAACTTGTTAAGTTTCTTCAAAGGTCTGTCTTTCCTCATTACATCTCCTATCTGATAAAATCAAAGGTTTATCTGCCTTATGGTTAAAAACAATCAATAGAACCACATCCTTTCAAATAGCAATATCAGTCATCATACTTATACTGTTCAGCAAGGGCATTTATATCCCTTGACAGATAACTGCTCATTGTACTCATCTGCTCATCATCAATCTTTATACAGCAGTCTTCACAGCACATAGCAATCCTGCTTTTGATATACTGAAGTAAACTGATATTATATTTATTTACTACATACTCAATAATACTGTGTCTCATCTCCTCTTTTATTTCACAATTATTTTCAGTATTTTTTTCATTTACCGGACTGTTCAGCATCCCGGCAATGTAATCTGCTGCCTTATCGTTTTCACAAACATTATGTGTTTCCAATTCAATATCATCATCAACATTTACATCACACTTTCCATGTTTTTCTGCCATCAATGCATCAAATGATTTAATACTGTCTTTTACATCAGCAGCCTGTGAACTTACCTCTGCATCGCCCTGTCCTGTTTCTATTTTTATTGCATCGCTATCATGTTCCAAAGCCTTAATTACATTATTTACATCACTTTCAATATTCTCAGGCTCTATCTCATACTCTCCCTTAATGTCATCAATAGAACTCTGTCCCGGTATCTGCTGATTTTCATATTCGGATTCTTTAAGCCATTTAAAATCCTTTACAACATTTAATGTAATCTTTGGTTCATTTTCACAATAATCAAAAAACTCAAGCTGCATATTGGGTGACATTCCTGCTATTTTGTAAGCAACCGATATACCGAGCGTCCCATCGTTAAGCATTGTCATAAATTCATCAATCAAATGATTTATAACTACAGTCAGCTCCGCAATCTTAGTTTCCGACATTCCCAGAAGTTTTGACATAACACTTCTGATGCTCTCCTGCTGCATATCATAACCATTGATACTTGTCCCGTTTTCTTTTGCATTTTGAAGAAGCTCCTGCATCCGCTTAACTTCATTCATTTTTGTAGCAGAATCCTTTGTTCTATAAGAATTTGCCACTATCAGATACAGTTCTTCTTCATTCTGATTATCAAATCTGGTAACCTTCGCTGACACATTTTTAAACTTGTCCTCACCATTTTCAACAAGATAAGTCAAAGCTCTCCATCTTCGTTCGCCGCTTACAAGTCTGTATTCACCACGCTCGCAAGGCTCTTTTACTACAGTAAGATTTTCCATCAGACCGCACAGCTTTATCTCATTTGCAAGTTGTTCTATATCAGTCAGAGGATAGAAATTCTTGTCATTAGAATAAATCTTGTCAATCGATATATCCTGCAAACGAAACCTTGCATATGTAGTATTCATATTTCCACCGGATAAACTTTTTGAATTTAAAGTATCAAGAATAGATGAACCTGTCATGCCATCACCTCCAGCACATCATCAAGAAGCTGTCTGTAATCTTTTACCGCAATACAATTTTTAAAATTATACGGCAATGGACCCGACATCATAGAATTTTTAATAACCTGCACACTCTCACGCACATATGACGGCATAAGAGTAGAATCATATTTTTCCTGTGTTGCGAGAAGAAAATTGCACATTGTCTTGTTTTTCCTGAACAATGTCACAAATCTTTTCAAATTTATATTCTCACCTATATCTGTATTGGATAACTGAATAAGAATTTCATCAAGTACATCACTCCCCTGCTCCTCAAATCCGCCAATCTTATGAGGACTAAGAACAAGATCCGATGCACATATAGCATTTAAAACCGTAATATCAAGCTGTAAACCGCAGTCGATAATACAGTAATCATATTCACTTTCAATCTCAGATAATGCCCTTTTCAGAACGTCAATCTGACTATGTTCCCTCTCCACCTGCAAGCGGCCATTTACGACCTGTAAACCCGTAGACGATGGAACAATATCCACACCATAGTCCGTAGTTATAATGTGGCTTTTAATATCCGGCATATCACCTTTTAACGCATATGACATAATATCCGCAATACCATCATCCGACGGCTCTACATCGTATGTCATGGTAGCATTTGCCTGACAATCCGCATCAATCAAAAGCACTCTTTTTTCTTTTTCAGCCTGTAATAAATAAGCAAGGGTTGTTGTGGTAGTGGTCTTGCCAATACCACCCTTCAACCCGGCAATACAAATTGTCTTCATCATAATGTTGTTCCTCCTAAAATTTATTTTTTATGTTGTTCAATCGTGTGGTACGGTACCGATGTTTTCACATCGGCACTTCCACACTTGCTGCATTTTTCATTTTTCCGTCTGGTACTGTAAACCTCTTTACCACACTTATTGCACTTCACAATAAAGAACGGATCACTTGAATAATATTGACCTATCCTATTAAGCAAGAATTATAATCTTTCCTTTTTCTATCAAATCAGACAATTCATTGTTTAAATATTCTTTTATACGCTGCTTAGCTTCTGTTCTCCATGCACCGCCATCTGCCGAGAACAATGCACAAGTAATTCCATCAAATTTATCAGATTTAATTCTAAAAATAAAATCTGATTCCGGCTGGTCTATTTCATCAAATGTTCTATACGGTTTCAGATGTACCGGACTAGGAACGATTGTTTCTGTTTTTGAAGCAACCCCTGTTTTTACTGTTGCTTTCTGCGAAATGCCATCGTCACCATATTCTGCTACAGTTTTATCCTCAACATTTCCGGCAAATGAAACTAAAAGTTCTCTGTCCTCATTCTGAATAAACTTCGTTTTCAGATTGATACAAAAATTTTCCTGCGGGATATACGCACCAAATTCAAATCTTGGAACTTCTGCATCAACAACTGCTAAACATTCTCTATGCTTATCACTGTCAAGTGTTGAAAGCATTTTTACACTTTTTTCACTTACTATATGTAAAAAGAATGGAGTAACAGGCACTTCTAAATCAGATTTGATGTACTTTATTAAACTATCTAAAGTAGATAATTTAAAAGGTTCAATATGAGGCTCATAACTTATCCTTTCCAGCTTTTTATCCGAATAAGTTTGACCGCCTATTTCTGTAATGTTAGGTTTTTTCATTCCTACAATGTACTCTAACGCATCTTTAATCATTGATTTCCTCCTTACTGAACAGCCTTTAATCTGTTAATATCCCTATAATTTACTACTTCGCCCGTATCCGTATTAACAACCGAACCATCAGATAATGTCACCTCTGAACCATCCTCTAATTCATTTGTATTTACCGGAGATTTCTGATGAACACTGCTGCCATATTCCTGCACAGATATTTTCTTAGTTTCTAAATCCTGTCCGATTGACATCTGTGTACGAATTGGCATCTGAGGAGCAAGCGATTCTTTAGATGTAATCTTAACCTCAAGTTCAGTTCTTGACTCATCCTTAAATGCAAACTCAAACTGCAGCGTTATTGCCCTTTTCTTATCAAACGGGCAATTTACATCCATAAGATTTTGTGCCACCTTGCTAAAACTTCTGTCAAACTTTTCCTGAGCCGCACCGCCTGCAAGCTCGTCCAGCTTTAACCTAGCCATACTTTTTTGCCTCCTTTATCTTGATTTTTGCTGTCCTCAAATTCTTTAGGGCGGGCAATCCCGCCCCAAAAACAATTTTGGAAGAACAACAGCCCGTCATGCCGATAGCACAGCAAATTATTAATTCTGTGAAACCGCTTCGTCCTCTGTATGTACCCTTGTATATCCAAGCTGTCCCATGTAACTGTCAGCAAATCTCGTAAAGCACTGATTTCTTATATTCTGTTTCTGCTCCTCTGACAAGTCATTAAAATTTACATACCCACCATCTTTAGTTGGTACAAGTATCTTATGCGTTATCTTTTTCTTTTCTGCCATAATTTTCTCCTTTTCTGCTTTTATTTTATTTTATTCCCAAGTCTTGACCACTGTTCTTTAATCTAATTTTAAGAGCCTAAATCTGAAAAAACATATCATGAATAACTGTTTTTGCAGATTTTTTTATCATGGATGATAGTTTAATTTCCTAACCCCCTTGTCGGAATCCGACAAGCAAATATAACACTGGTAATTACTTCAAATATATAATTTACCTTTTCTTTCCCCATTGCTATAATCAAATTGTCAGCTATTGCGGAGCTGGCAATCCATAACAAAGGAGGTGCTGCAATGAAAAGAAATTATGTAAATCCCCTGATTTCTCCAGACTTTGAAGACCGTCTGGATATTGACGGAACATATTTGCAAGATTGCTGCAATATCAAAATTTGTTCCGCACGTGACATCAACAGACACGGTTGTCTGCTTGGTTCTGCGGCTCCACGCTGTTCCTATGAAGAAAAGCAGGAACGCAGGCTCAAAAAGAAGAAGTAATTACTAATAACATTAAACTGTTTTATTCTTCTGGGCTGACGCTGTTTTTGCATCAGCCTCTTTTATACAATTTTCAATTAGTTTTATTTCCTTTTTGCTCTCAATAATTATGTGCATAAAGTATCTTGAACAGTGAAATTGTTTTAATTGCGGTTTTCCATACGGCATCCTCAATGAAACTATGTATAAAACTTTTGCCCAATTCTGCAATTTTTTCCAACATTTCATCATCTTTTCTGCTTGAATTTCTCCTGAATGGCTTTTCAAAATTATAATAGCTGACTGCATAAGACTGTTTATTTCCGACTTTAATGCCCTATTAATATCTGTTTCATTCATAATATAATCAAGTCGCTTCATAGTAACATTTAACATATCTTCTATACTGTCACCCAACTATTCTCACCTCGCTTTCTCAAAATCCAACAACCTGTTCCTGAATAATCGAAGCCAAAATAAGTGCATTTGTTTTATCCAATTTTAAAACTGCCCCTTCAATATCAGGCATAATTGTTATTGTCTGACTGTCATTATCAGGAATAACAAAATAATTCGGAGTTTCTAGTGGTGCAGGTTCTTCTTGCACCGCTTTTTCTATAGCTTTCACTTCATCATTGCTAATAACATCAGCATAATCTTCAGTTTTTTTCACACCTATATATCTTTTTGTAACTTCAACATTTTTATGTGAAAAAATTTCCTGCTGCTCACCTGCTTCCATCAACTCTCTAGCCTTATCATCATCCAATGTAGCAAGAAGTTCTTTCGCTTCCTCAAACTTTCCATCAATAATCATCTTCTCGGCAAGTTTCTCAACTGCAGTTCTGCGGTCAAGTTCTGCCTGTAAGCCAGTTATATTTTTTGCTTTTTTATTCATTGTCCTTACCTTCCTCCTTGATTTTTCCACTTTATCCCCCTATACTTTTAATACAGGCTATTGCCGTAGCCAAGTATCAAAAGAAAGGAAATGTTACTATGTCAAACTTTGATTTTTACGATGAAAACAGTCAAGCACTTCAAAAGGTTAATGTTGTTACACGCGATAGTCTCGGAACGCTTGCTGTATCTATATTAGCTTCCAAAGTTGACCTCGCTAAAGTTTCTGATTATGATGATTTAGTAAGACAACTATATGATATTATTGATGAATTACATGAATCATATGATCGTCTTAAACTTTAAAAACATCATATCTGCTTGATGTTTCAAGAACTTCCTTAGCATCACAATCATCAAGGAAGTTCTTGGAACTTTCCATAAATATAACATTAACTCTATCAAGTATGCTCTTTGACTGTTTAACTGATATTCCACCTTGCGTAAGAATTTTCATAATATCCATAACTGCTTTTTCTTCCAGCTTTACCCTTTTATCCATCGTTCTCACCTCCTTAATTTCTTCATCTGGACATTCTTCCATCAACTCTCTAGCCTTATCATCATCCAATGTGTCAAGAAGCTCTTTCGCTTCCTCAAACTTTCCATCAATAATCATCTTCTCAGCAAGTTTCTCAACCGCAGTTCTATGTTCAAGTTCTGCCTGTAAAGCTTTTATGTTTTCTACCTTTTTATCCATCGCTCTCACCTCGCTTCCATAATCTAACATTTCAGTCATATGTGTCTTAAAAAGACACATCTAACTAAAAAAAATAAAATCTATTTGCTCTGCACAAAGATTATACTTATTCTTTATAAGTTTTATTTCATTCTGCGTAAACTCGGCTCCATTGGTTTCATTAAGCTTTGCTGAAAAAGTTGTACGTGCAATATTTAAATATTTTGCCAATTTCCCACCAGTATCCCCGTAAAGCTGCATCATTGATAAAAGAGCATTTTTATTCATTATCGACCCTCCTTTGTGTCTTTAAAAGACACTTAAAGAATATCACTCCTTGTTCATTCTGTCAATATATTTTTTTGATTTTTAAGACACTCTTTTCGGTATTTCTTGCAACCAAACAAAATATATAGTAAAATTAAACTACTCAATAAATTTACACAATTAGCAAAATAATGGAGGGTTAAATTATGATTAATAAAGAAGGTATAGATTACTTTCCGGTAAAATGCACCACTGATAATGCACTCAATCTTGTAATGTATGAATGTGGTCTAAAATCCCACGCAGTAATATATTCACTACTTAAAGAAATTTATGGTGGGCATGGATATTATTGCGAATGGAACAGGGGCATGGCTTTATTAGTTTCAAGAAGAACATTTGATGCAAGTAGCAAAGCAATAAATCGTGCAATGGAAATAGTTAATTGCGCTGCAAGACATGGTATGTTTTCATCAAAACAACTTGAACAAAATGGGATTTTAACTTCCGAAGAAATACAAGAAAATTTTCTTCAATCAACAAAAAGAAGAAAATGTGTGAAAATAAAAAAAGACTATCTTTTAATTAATACAGAATTTTTACCAGCTAATGTAATTATTTTAGATTAAAATTTCCATATTATAAAATAATTATAATGTAAAAAAGGGGGGTTATCAATGAAAGAAGAAACAAATGATATTATGGCTTTAAGAATTAAGGCTCTAAGAAAGCAAAAAAATCTTTCACAAGAGCAGCTTGCTGATTTACTAGGTCTACAAAAATCTGCTATTGCAAAATATGAAAATGGTAGAGTTATCAATATTAAACGTTCAACAATAGCGAAAATGGCTAAAATATTTAATTGTAGTCCTTCTTATATTATGGGCTGGAACGAAAATGAAAACAATGAACCAAATCAATCCTACTACCTTAACTCAAAAACAAGCAAGATTGCACAACAAATATATGATAACAAAGAACTTTCACTACTCTTTGATGCTGCCAAAGATGCTGAGCCGGAGGATTTACAAGCTTTACATGGTATGCTTATGGCATTAAAGAGGAAAGAAAAGGGTGATTGATATATACACCTATATCAAAATAATTACTAAATTTAAAGGAGAAATTTATACTATGGGTAATGATGAAAACACTTATGGAAGATGTCATATTCTTTCCGATTGGACAGATTGGGACTATTCAATACATTGTGATAAAGCACAAATAGAAAGACAGGGTAGAGCTTTTACATACCCTTTTACAATTACAGTACATAAAAAGAAGAAAACTGCCACTTGTTCAAGTACATCTGATATGCCATACTATACAACGACACTTTCAAGTTGTAACTGTCATGACTTTCAGGAACGCAAACTGCCTTGTAAACACATATATAGATTGGCTGCAGAATTAGGAGTAATTGAAATAATAAATCGCCACTCTACGCGTGATTATAATAAAGAAAAAGAAAAACTGGCTCGTATAAAAGCTTCTGATGATATAAATAATGAACCTGACCAGTTAAAACGCCAAAAAAGTGCATTATCTTCTAAATGCACACCAGCTGAAGTAGATCATGTAAACCAAACGGGAATCTTTAAAGGCTCAGGGAAAAAACCTTACAATACAACTTTAAACAGTTGTACATGTCGTGATTATTTTGTAAGGAGATTGCCTTGTAAACATATGTACAGATTAGCAATGGAGCTAGGATTATTTGAAGGAGATTTTAAATCAAATATATAATAATATCTTTGTCTGAATCCAACAAATCAAAAAGGAGAATTATATGGAAAACCAAAAAGAATTTATCAAGAAAGTACTTATTATAAGTGCTATTGCCTGCTTTGCATCAATATTTTGGAATTTTATCGTTCCGCTTGTTATTGCAGCTGGACTTATAGGATACCAGTTTTATCTTCTTAATAAAAAAGAAGATGAAATAAAACAGGTTATAAACAATCACAAATATCAAATAAAAGAACTTGAAGATAAAGTTAAAGAACTTGACACTAAAGAGCGACTGGAAGAAATTTCAACACTTGAAAAAAGACTTGAAACGCTTAAATCTGACATAAAAGACAGACAAAAACAATTACAGAATGTCACTAATGAATACCAGAATTTAAATCAGACAATAAACATTCAGAAAGCTGCTGCTGATTCAGAGATAAATCTTGAATTAACAAAACAGAAAGAACTTATCAAAAAAGAAGCAAAGAAAGTTTCAAAATTCAGAGAGCTTTACAAGAGTATCAAATACTCTATCAATAATTTCTTTGAATATGATCCATCTTCCGAACTTCTAACTTTCAAACAAGAAGACCTTAATCTTGTTGATGCCTATGCTCCATCAGTATTTTTGCATTTACAATACATGAACTCAAAAGAACTTCGCAAAGCCTACCGTGAAAACGACAAACAGATAACAAAGCTGATGGAACAATATTCCTCAAGATACACTACAAAATCAAACAAAGCAATGTACTCGCTTATGGTTATCGCATTGCGTTCAGAACTTCAAAATATTTTATCTGATTTGAAATATGACACAATAGACAAAGCTACAGATAAAATAAAAGAAGTCACGATGAAATATCTTGAGATTGCCGGCAATGGCAACCAACAGATATACGGCACTCTTACAAAATTTATAGGCCAGCTTGAATACCTGTTTATAAATGCTGCCAAAATTGAATATAACTATTATGTAAAGAAAGAAAAAGAAAAGCAGGAACAGCTTGCATTAAAAGAAAAGATGCGTCAGGAAGCAGCCGAACTCAAAGCACTGGAAGCAGAAAAGAAAAAGATTGCAAAAGAAGAGGACAAATACAAAGCTGAAATTGATAAGGTCAAAGAACAGCTTAAAAATGCAGCTCAGGAAGAAATGGATATTCTCAACAAACGAATACTTGAATTACAAAATCAATTATCTGATGTTGTATTAAAGAAAGAAGAAATATCTAACCTACAGAATGGTAAAGCTGGAACTGTTTACATAATAAGTAATCTTGGTTCGTTTGGCGAAGATGTATTTAAGGTCGGAATGACACGCCGTCTTGAACCACAAGACAGAGTAAACGAACTTGGAAGTGCAAGTGTGCCATTCAAATTCGATGTCCACAGCTTCATATTCTCAGAAGATGCAGTTGCCCTTGAAAGCAAGTTACATCAGATGCTTACAGATAAACGAGTAAATAAAGTTAATCTTCGTAAAGAGTTCTTCAAAGTATCAATAGATGAACTTGAAAAGCTCGTTGAAGAAATAGAACCAACCGCTGAATTCAATCGCACAATGCTTGCAAGTGAATATCGTGCTTCGCTCGAAACTAATGGTAATTATTCAGACGATAGTTATTCTGATGATGAAGAAGACGAGGACGAATAAACAAGAAATATTTTAACCATTTTCGTGAGGTCACGAAGAGGAAAGAGAAGGGCGAATGAGATAAAAAACATAAAAAGGAATACATGTATGAAAAAGGTAAATAAACTAGACGACAACACATTTAAGGATAATTCTAAAGCTGTCTCTATAGGTGTTATAAATTCCAAATTGATTACACTTGTAAAAGACTTAAACCCTAATATTGCACAAAACATGATAGCTGGCACTGATATTATTTTTTGGAAAAATCGTATAAAACACATTCAAAAACATATTTCGGATTTTGATTCTCCAGAACAATTTAAACAATGTTTTGAAAATATTCCATCTATAATATCCAATCCAGATTTTATAAGTACTAATCCTAAAGACAGTAGTATATCATTTATAAAAAAGCAATCAAAAAACACATCCGTTGCTGTTCGTATATCAAATGACGGTAAGGCATCTTTTCGTACAATGTATCCATTAAGAGATTCTCAACTTAACAATTACATTGAAAACAGTCGTGCCAAAGCAATATAAATATATTGACTTTTTTCATTTACAGTGTATAATAAAGTATGAAAAACATAAACTTATATAAATGAAATCTGAGGACGGAACAGGCAGCCGTCACGCCCTTGTGGTCTTAAAGAGATGTGGGATTGTCACCCCACCTATTTCATTTATTAGTTAAGGTAGATGTCGTTTAAACATCTACCTTTTTTAGCTTGTCGGATTCCGACAAACATTAATTATAATACGCATATTGCAAATCATCTTTGCATATTTTATAATGTTGGTAGACAAAAGGAAATAATAGACCATGATAAACACCTCCCTTCCTTACCAGTCTGGGAGCGTTAACAGACAAAACCCCCGAAAGTGTCAAATACTTCCGGGGGCATTTTTTAATCTTCTATAAATATTTTTCTTAATATCAGTACCAATAAAAATACTGCCAAAATCCCTATAGCTACTTTCATAATCAAAAGCATACCTTTAAGTGCTCCGATTACAACAAGACAGCAAAGAAGAACTATTATCGAACTTCTCAATTTATCCATTCCATTCATCACATCATTTCCTTTCCGTTTACTTTCACTCTCTTCTCAATCCATTCATCAACTCTGAGCCACATTCCAACAGTAACAGTATTGCATTTCCTATCGTAAGAATACGGCTTACAATGTGCCAGTCATTTGCTATCCCAAACACTATGTTAAGTGATAACAAATAAAACAAAACATTACTTTTTTTATTTCTCATTGCTTTATATTATACAATGTGCTAAGATTTAAGCAGTTGGGGCTTTCGCCCCTCCCACCCTAGCTGTTAGTTAAGACTTAATCGCTGCTATCAATGCTGCAATGGCGGTTGCTGCTTCAATAATCAACTCGATTACTTCTTTAACTGACAGCTTTTTTTGTTTCTTATGTTTCTTAGCCATCGTTTTACTCCTTTCTTTTTGCTAACTCCTTGTTACAATTATATTATACCTCTACTTTTTGTAGATGTCAATGCTTTTTGTAAACTTTTTCTACTTTTCCATTGCTTTTTTCCACATATTGTAGTATTATTATTTTTAAAAACAGAAATGAGGTGAAGTTAATGCTTGACGATAGATATAAAAAAATATTTGCTGAAAATTTAAAACATTATATGAAGTTACATGATAAAAATCAGGCTGATTTAATAAACGATTTAGGATTCAACAAATCCTCTGTATCAACCTGGTGCAATGGAACACGCTTACCACGCATGGATAAAGTAGATATTTTAGCAAAATATTTTGATATTAACCGCTCCGACTTAATAGAAGACAAAACAACTGAAAAAAATCAATCCTACTATCTCAATCCTGAAACAAGCAGGATTGCACAGAAAATATATGATAATAAAGAACTTTCACTTCTTTTTGATGCCGCCCAGGATGCCGAGCCGGAGGATTTACAGACTGTACACAGTATGTTGATGGCATTGAAACGAAAAGAAAAGGGTGAATAATATACAATGGGGGTGATGCATCTGAACGATGACTACAATATAAATGTACAAATCTTAGACTTCGGAAATTCTGTTCCAGCGGTTGTAACTATAAATGATGATGGCAGCTTCAGCATATTTCTAAACGCAAGACTATCTTATGAAAGAAGACTTGAAGCATACTGGCATGAAATGCGGCATATTCAAAATCAGGACTTTTATGGAGATATGAGTGTTGACGAGATGGAGGCTGTTAATGAACATTGAAATAATCATATTGTTTTGTCGGATTCCGACAGATAAAATAATAAAGACACCTTATCAGGTGTCTTTATTTGTGTCATTAGATTCTCCATTTTTATAATCCACATCTTGTTGCGATGGTAATCTAAAAGAAAACTGAGTTTTCCCGTCATAATTGGATATAGCAAAATCCCCTTTTGATATAATATCCATTCCAATAAGAATATCTATACCCTGCGCTCCAATTTTACTCCCCATAACATTCCAATCAGTAAATATAACTTCATTATTCAAAATAATATCCATTAAATATATCGGTGCAGTCAATACTCCCGAAGGTGTTTTTGATTGTGCATAAGAAATAGGCTTCAATTTATATCTACTTGCAATTTCCTCTGAAATGCAAGTATTTGTTGCCCCAGTATCCCATTGAGCTAATGCTTGATCTACAATTTCATTTGCACATAAAACAACTTTATTTAATAAACGATTTTCTATTTTTGTATATTTTTCTGTGAAAACAGACAATATTCTTTTGTTCATTAAAATTCTCCCCTACACACTAATTAATTGCCAAGATGATATATAATTGGTATAACCACTTTCATCGCCATTGCATTCCTGAACTATATATTCCCCTAATTCATACTGATTGGAAAGTATATTAATTGCTTCTTGAATACTTTTATATACTCCCAAAATTTCATTAAATCTAATAGCCACACAACAATAACCATACTTTTCATAAAACTCATTATAATGAGTTAAGAAAAAGTTGAAATCATTCTTTCTATCAATATCCGTGTATTCTTTATTCATAATATACCTCCTTTCACTGAATAAAGAGCGTAAATTCGCACAACGCCCCACCATAAAAATATCTTTATTTATATTATACGCAATAATTTTGTTTTGTAAACCCTATCTTATTCATTAATTAGTTATTCAATATATTTCTAATTTTGTAAATAATCCATATTTTAGAAATAGAAAGCATAACAAATACAAAAATATTTGTTATATTTAATTGACAAATATAATTATATTTGTTATCGTATAGTTGTAAGGCGGTAACGATAATGCAAATTACATCAAGGGAAGTCTTAAAAAATTATAAGGAGTGACCTATATGTCAAACAAGAAGAAAGTTGAACGCTATATCTATCCTGCTATCTTCACTTATGAGGACGGTTGTGAAATTGCCGTAGAGTTTCCAGATTTAGATACTGCCACATCTGGAGAAGATGAAAACGATGCTTTTTTATCTGCCAGAGAATTATTGGGAGTCACAATGTTAGGAATTGAGGAAGACAACGAACCTATTCCGGAACCAACACATTTATCTGATATTACTTTAGAAAAAAATCAAAAATCAGCATTGATTGATGTTTATATGCCATCTATAAGAATGGCAAATGTAAATAAATCAGTAAACCGTACAGTAACACTTCCTGCGTGGCTTAATGCCGCCGCATTAGAAAGAGGATTAAATTTTTCTCAGATATTGCAGGATGCTTTAAAACAACAAATCAATCAGATATAAATGCGGTATATTTAATATAACAAAAAGACCGCCCTTTGCGGGCGGTCAATACCTTACACTTTACCCACAAAAGAATATGGCTAAAATATAAAGATAACGCATATTTATTTTAACATAAGCCACTTCTTTTGTATAGGCTTATTTTTTATACTCAATTTTAAGGAGGAAGACGCATGAGCGAAAAATTAAAAGAAGTCTGTGCATATATCCGAGTCTCTACTGACAAACAGGAAGAACTTTCTCCGGAGAGCCAGATAAGACTCATTAAGGATTATGCCGAACAGCACAATATGCTGCTTACACGAATTTATCAGGAAGACAAGGGTATTTCCGGCAAGAAAGCAGATAAACGCCCGGCTTTTCAAGAAATGATTGCGACCTGCAAAGAAAAGTCACATCCTTACGATGCAATCCTTCTCTGGAAGTTCTCCCGTTTTGCCAGAAACATTGATGAAAGCACTTATTATAAATCAGTTCTCAGAAAAAAATGTAATGTTGATGTTATAAGCATATCCGAGCCTATCACTGAGGGTATGTATGGCCGCCTTATCGAGATGGTTATTGAATGGAGTGACGAATTTTATCTGTATAATCTCTCAGGTGAAGTTATGCGTGGAATGACGCAAAAAGCCTTAAAGGGCGGCTACAATTCAAATGTTCCTATCGGTTACATCAAAGAGCGTGGCAGAGATAAGATACCACAGATTGAACCCAAAGGTGCTGAGATTGTCAGAAAGATTTTTGATATGTACACAGAGCAGAATATCCCGATGGGTGACATAGCCGCAAGGCTGAATCAATCCGGCTATAGAACTGCAAGAGGATCCCTTTTTGAAACCCGTGTTATCGGATATATACTTGAAAACCCTTTTTATATAGGAAAAATCCGGTGGAACTTTTTTAACAAACAGAGTAATAAAAGAAAAAATCCTGACGATGTGATTATATCTGACGGCAAACACGAAGCTATCATATCTGAAGAACAATTTTCAAAGGCTGCAAACCGCAGAGCACACGACAGACTCCGCACGGGATATAACAAGAAACGCCGCCCTGCTCCACTCCTTGCCAACTGGTTGTCCGGCATGATTAAATGTTCAAAATGTGGTGCTTCGCTCGGTTTCGCCCACGGTGGTACTAAAACAGTTCCAAATTTTTGTTGCTGGAAATATTCAAAAGGGCTCTGTTCTACACGAAATGGCATCACATTGAAAAATGCTGAAAAAGAAGTTCTCTCCATCCTCGAAGAACTATCCGGCTCAGGATATTTTTACAATTATAATCTAAATGTAATCAATACCGAAAATACAGAACGGGGATATATATTAAAAGAACTCAAATCACTTGATGCAAAAATGAAGCGTATCAAAGATGCGTATATAAATGAGATAGACACCTTAGAAGAATACAAAGCAAATAAAGAACTTATTTTGAAAAGACGCACGGAGTTAAACGAAAAACTTGAAGCCGCCACTATCACTGTTCACCCTGCATCAGTTCACAAAGATGTTGATTTTCAAGGATTGATTGATATTATAAAAGATGAAAATTCAAATGATATGGAAAAACATAATGCTTTACTGGAAGTCGTAGACCATTTTGTCTGGAATAAGGAAACGCAGGAAATGACCGTGGTTTTGAATGATGATATATCGCTTGTAAATTGCAAATAGATTTTGCATATGATATAATGGCATCAGACACATAATATGTTCCATTTTGAACAAAACCCCTGAAAGTGGACCAGACTTTCAGGGGTTCTCTATTGCCAATTATTAACATATGTACTATAATACCGATAACTTAATAATGAACTTAATCAGGGAGCCGAAGGGTGCTACGACAGTTGCCGGACTTACAAAGGAAGGGAGCTGATGCCAATGGTTACATATAGCGATTTATTCACATTTGTAATTATGCTTTGTGCAGTTATTACTCTTGTATATACGATAACACACAAAAAGTAACGCCCCAGCTCTAGCAAAGTAAGGCGTTACTTTAAATATAAACATCTTATTTGCCGGCGGCTAGTCTGCACCTAGCGTTCGGCTCTCTTGTTAAGTTCATTATATACAATATTAAAAATATTTGCAACTATTTTATTCTGTCGGATTCCGACAAGTTTTGTATTGCATTATTGCTCACATATCCAGTGCAACCAGCAAAGATTACAGCCTATCCGGCAAGATATATTTTGCTCAAACAAAAACCATAACTCCTCACACCCCCCTAAATTCAAGCCTTTTCGTAATATCATCAGTCCTCGACTACGGTGGTCCGGATGGCGAGGCTGGTGCCGCTATGCGTTATCTCTCACAGCGTTACAGTATGACCGACCGCCGTGTCATGGGTGCTCTTACTGACATCGGCACCGAAGAACTCGGTCATCTTGAAATTGTTGCTACCATTATCAGACAGCTTACAAAAAATCTTACACCGGAAGAAATCAAGGCATCCGGCTTTGATAAATACTATATTGACCATACACTTGCCATATGGCCGCAGGCAGCAAGTGGAGAGCCCTTCAGTGCGAGCCAGCTTCAGAGCACCGGTGATACCATAACCGATCTTTATGAAGACATGGCGGCAGAGCAGAAAGCCCGCCTGACTTATGATAACATTCTTCGTATAGTAAAAGACCCTGAAGTTGCAGAACCTATCCGTTTCCTCAGAGAAAGAGAAATTGTTCATTTCCAGAGATTTGGCGAATGTCTCAGACGCACTCAGGAAAACCTTGACTGTCGAAACTTTTATGCTTTTAATCAGCAGATTGATAAAAAGAACTGTGGAAAATAATCAGCATAACCAGTTTTAAGAAATAAATAAACAAGCCGAACGCAGATATTTTATTCTGTATTCGGCTTGTTTTAATGCTTATTTAACTAAAAGTCAGTGATACACTATACAAAATATTCTCTTTACACTATCTGTTAAGATTTTAACCCTCGTAAACAGTAATTCCTGTCACTGCAGGTTTTCCTGCAAATGTTATATAGAGGTATGGCTCTGTCTCAAGTGCTTTTAACAATGTATCATTAAGCACTATTCCTTTTCCGTGGAATTCTGAATACTTAAGGTCATATGTATTCTTTCCGCTTCCGCCAACTTTGTCTGATGTTCCAATAGTCACTGTTCCGACAAAGTCTTCTGTATCTGATATATCTAAGAAGTTAAATGCAACAACCGGCTTCTTATACTTAGATAAATCAATCTTTAAGAATGCTTGATAGCCCCAGTCATTAAAGCCAAGCTCTGTTGTATCTCCATCAATTGATGATTTTGATGATGACTCAGGTACAAATGCTTCAACAGAACCTTTTGTTACCTTTGTTCCACCTTCTTCTGTTGTGTATATATCATCTCCTACGAGGTTTCCACCGCCGTTCTTGTACCACTTTCCTGTCCATTCAAAGCCTGCTTTGAGGTTATTTACATTTGTTGTCTCAAGATAATCTGCGATTGAACCGTCTGTTGTTGTTCCGTTTGTATTTATCTTTGAACTCGTATCCCCTTTTGAACCTGTGATTGTATTGTAGAGTACAGCAATGTCATTGTATCTCATCCTGCAGTTGTCTTTATCCATATACTGATTTGTCTCCCAAAGTACTGGTAAAATATGATGTTTAGCTGCAATAGTCATTGTATCATTTAACCACTGTGCAACACCCTCCTGCTTTGGATTGCAAACACTGAACTCACCCATGATAATTCCATATCCTGCATTGTAGAATTTATCCATCTTTGTGAAGTATGTTTCTGTTGCTTCTTTGTCTTTCTGTGTATAGATACCGCTGCCACCGTCTCCACAGAAATCCCATGGTGTATAGTAATGAACTGAAACGCTGAGTTTAGTAGTTCCATTTTCTGCTGTATCTGTTGGCATCTTAAATTTGTCATCACAAGTCTTGTCAATGTTTGTATCATAACCTGCAATAAGAAGATGTCTGTATGCGTTGTTTCCGCCTGTACTGCGGACAATGTCTACAAATTTCTGGTTAATCTTATTTGCCATTTCGTATCTCTCATCCTCTGTAAGGTTTCCTGAGATAGCCTTTGTATCATTGTCGTCTTTTGGTACGCTATAACCACTTTCATAGATTGCATCGTTTAATCTGTCACCAAGTTCCTCGTTTGCACCTTCAAAAATGAGATGATCTGAATAATCCTTAAATCTGTCACAAATCTGTGTCCAATATCTACTATATCTCTTCCATGCTTCTGCACGTTTTGTCTCATCGGCAGCTTTTTTTCCGTCAGCATCTTCCTTGCACGCACCAAACTGTCCCCACCACTGAGAATCCCAATGATCATTGACAATAACATACATACCGCAATTTAATGCATAGTTTACGATTTCTTCCACACGACCGAGGTATTTTTCATTGATAGTATATGTTCCATCCTCTGAATCCATGTTTGACCATGCTACAGGAATACGGATAGTATTAAAGCCATATGAACGGAGTGACTGGATATAAGCTTCTGTTGTAATAGGCTGCCCCCATGCCTGCTCAAATACTGTAGCATCTGTAGCAGCAACCTTGTCAGCATAAGTTCCTAAAGTAGCTTCAAGAGTATTTCCGAGGTTTACACCCTCCCCCATCTCATTTTCAATGAGCCACTGTGTAGAAACATCTTTACGAACAGTACCATTATCTTTAACAGTCATGTTTGCTGAAGTCCCGCCCTTTATCGAAACTGTTCTCTCTTCACCGACATTTGTTGAAGTCTCCGGCAGCTTCACACGGAGTGTAATATCTTTATCTTCGAGATGTCCGTAAAAACCGCCATCTGCAACTGTTACATCTTTTGTAATAGTCTTTGTTGCTGTTTTTCCATCCATTCTCTTATATGCAATCTTAAATGTAACCTTTGCACTTCCGGCAGCTTCACCAAATATCTCAGCAGAATATGTAAGACCTGATGTTTTCTCATTCTTAATTTTGATTATTTTTTCATCTGCACTTGAAGCAGTAACCTTTGTCACACTCTTAACATTTTCAGCAGTAATTGCAACAGTTCCAGCTTTTCCGCTCACAAGTCCACTTGTAGCATATTTTGTGACAAAAATAGGTGTATAAACCTTTTTAATGCTCTTAGCACCGGCTGCCTTAATCTTTTTAGCATTTGCATCAACTGAACTTCCTGAAATGCTAATCTTTTTAGTACAACCTTTAAATGCATTCTTTGCAACAGACGATAATTTACCGTTTACCACAAGTTTTGTAAGTTTCTTGCAATTTGCAAATGCTGAAGATGCAATCTTTGTCACACCTTTTCCAAGTGTAACAGATGTTGCTTTTGCTGCTTTGAAAACATTTGCATTAACAGCAGATACCGTATATATCGCGCCTGATGCCTTAACTGTATTTGGAACTGATAGTGTCTTTGCTTTCTTTCCCTTTGTAGAAAGCTTTGTAATTGCAACTTTGCCATTTGTATCTTCTGTAGCGGCAGTTGTTACCTTATATGTATAATTTCCGCTTGTAAATGTAGCTCCAGCCTTTTTTCCATATGTCTTTGTAAACTTAGGAACACCTGTTATCTTAAATGAAATCTCAATATCGGATTTAGGCATTGTTGTAAGTTTGCCCTGCTTGAAAGGAATATTGCTTGAAAGATTCCATCCGTCATAACCTGTATAGCTGAATACGCTATAACCGTTTGCCTCATATGATTTTGTATGTGGAAGTTCTACTCCTGCTGCTCCCTCTACCTCATTACCATCAATTTTTAATGTCGCATCTGTGACTTTTATACTGTCTGCTGATTTAAGAGGAATGTCTGTAGAAATTCCCATCATGTTAAATGCATCTGCACCTGTAAGGTCAACACCTGAAATCTTAACAGTGTACTCTCCGTCACCTTCTTTTAAAAGAACATCCGTAATCTCTGCTTTCTCTGTCACATCCTGACCACCGGCCTGCACATACGAATACTCTTTTCCTTTTTTAAGCGGATCTCTGTAATCCCATGTCTTTGTCTGATAATAAAGATAAGCGTGATAACCGTCTTCTTTCCAGACTGAACTTATTGCAGCACTTGCCGTCTTTGCATCATTTGCTGCACCAATGCCCGTAAACGATGTAACAACCATAGCCATTGACAATACCGCAGCTAATAATTTTTTAGTTGTTTTTCTCATATAATTCTCCTCTCACATAATTTTAATTCATTTTATGCCTTTTATAAGTAACAGTTTTATCATAAATATAGCAATAGAATTGGCAAACTCAAATATTGCGATATATTTTTATAGCTGAACTGTTATTATTATATTCATATTTTATTATATTTTTGTTAATATTTATATCCTGACTTTTAGATATATTATACATGTTTTTTAATATATACGGCATTTATAAACACCTGTTGCATACTCAATCGGACATCTTCAATCTACTCTTTATCTGTTCATAACACAAAGAGAGCACACCTGTTGGTGTGCCCTCCCTGAAAGCTCTTTCGATTTGTTTTCCTTAATTGTGGGAATTCAAACTTATTAAATATTATTTAACTACTACGCTGACTTTTGCGGACTTCTTACCATATTTAAGTGTAGCAGTTGTCTTACCTTTCTTAAGTCCCTTAACCTGGAATGTTACCTGTCCTTTTGCAGTCTTTTTAACTGTGACTTTTGCAACTTTCTTGTTCTTTACAGAGACTTTAATCTTCTTAGCCTTAACTTTCTTAGTTACCTTTGCAAGTGCAACTGTGTATTTTGCTGTCTTTTTCTTCTTAACATTTGCTGTCTTAGCAACAGTTACTTTAATAGTAGACTTCTTAGAACCAGCCTTAAGTGTGATTGTAGCTGTCTTGCCCATAACTGCTGTCTTCTTAGCTGTGATTGTAACATTCTTCTTAGATTTGTTTACCTTAACTGTTACAGCCTTGTTGTTGCTTGTAGCCTTAACTGTTGATGTACCCTTAACTGTGTACTTAACTGTTGCAGACTTAGATGGAGCAACCGAAACCTTAGACTTAGCAGCCTTGATAGATACTGTTGAAGAAGCTTTCTTTGTTGTTACATTGAAGTTTACTACAATTTTATCATTAGCTTTAACAGGAGCTTTGTTTAACTTATCAATAGTTGTAACTTTTTCATCCTGCCAGTTAACACCAGTCTTGTCAAAGAGACCATTCCATGGATTTACGATGTTGAATCTGTAGTTCTTTGAAACTGTCTGATCTGCAAATCCCCAGCATCCTTTGTTATCTATAGCGTATGTCTTGTCACCAATCTTTACATTCTTAACTGTGAGTGCAAAGTTGTCTGCAAGACTTCCATAATAAAGGTCTGTGTCAAGCATCATTAAGTAGATTCCTTTTGAATCACTTGTTGCTGTGTATTCGATAGAGTAATCACCATCTTTTGTTACATTGACACTCTTGTCACCCCAAGACTGCTCGCCCCAAGTATCATCCCCAACATAGTCGAATGAAACATTGAAGTTACCCATCTGACCTTTAGCAACCGGTGCCGGTGTCTCTGTTGGTGCAGGTGTATTCTTAAGCTGATCCTCAAGAGCTGCTTTTGATGCTGCAAGTGCTGAGTTTGATGCTGCAAGTGCTGAGTTTGATGCTGCAAGTGCTGAGTTTGATGCTGCAAGTGCTTTGTTCTCTTTCTCAAGAGCTGCCTTTGATGCTGCAAGTAACTTATTGTCTTTTTCAAGGGCTGCTTTTGATGCTACGAGTGAAGTATTGTCTTTCTCAAGGGCTGCTTTTGATGCTACGAGTGAAGCATTGTCTTTCTCAAGGGCTGCCTTTGATGCTGCAAGTGCTTCATTCTCTTTCTTAAGTGCATCTAAAGTATCCTCATAATCCTCAAGACCAGTTACCTTGTATGTAAATGTAATCTCATCGCCTTTTTCTGCCACAAAATCTTTGAAAGATTTATCTGTTGTATTAACTTCATATAAATCTGAATTATTGTAATCTCCAGTTACATTCTTTGCTAATACATTCTTCTCAGCAACTTCAACTTTAACAATCTTTAAAGAGAAATCACAGTCATCAACATATTTTACATCAGTAGCTGTCTTTGTTTCACCAAAGTTTGCTCCTGTAAGAGCACCTGCTGTAGCTGCCTCTGCAAAAGTTGTTGTAACTTTAACTGTTCCATCCTCTTTAACAGTAGCGTCTTTTTCAGTTAAAGTTTTACCTGTAAGTGTTAATTTAACACCATCTTTGTTATTAACTTTAGCTGCATCTGCCTTTAATGTACCTACATTTGCACCTGTCAATACTAACGCTGTTGAAAGTGCTAAGGAAAGAGCTTTTTTTGTTCCCTTTGTTAATCTCATTAACATATCCTCCTTCTCCCTATCATATATAGGGTTGCATAATTTTTGAAACGATAAAGTTGTAGTCCGCACTCAACCCTATAAGCCGTTTCGTTACATCTAACATAGTAACAGAATAATATTTTCAAATAAACAGTAAAAATGCACAATTATTCCAGCTTTTTTTGTGTATTTTGTATATTCATCAAATGATTACACCTTGATTATGTGTTTTTTTTCAGTGATTTTTCCCATATTATCAACATTATAGTTAAGGCTAATTTTTGACAATATTTGGAATAAAATTTTTGAAAAATCGTAATAGTTCCGCCCTAAATTTACTATAACCAAAGAAAAACAGAGACGTTTTTTTACATCCGCCTCTGCTTTTTATTTCAAAAATTATGCTTTGGAATATTTTATTATGTTATGGTAATTATTTTACTTTAACTGTTACCTTAACTGATTTCTTACCAATCTTGATTGTAAGTTTTGAAGCACCTTTCTTAGCACCCTTAACTGTTACTGTTACTTTGCCCTTAGAAACTTTCTTGCCTGTAATCTTAGCAATCTTTGACTTAGAAGATTTAGCTGTTAATTTATCTGTTGTTGCTTTCTTCTTATTCTGAGCTGTAACCTTAACTGTTATTTTTGCTTTCTTGCCCTTCTTAATCTTTACTGTTTTCTTAGCTGCTTTTGCACTCTTAACAGGGTTTGCAACCTTAACTGTGATAGTTGCTTTCTTTCCTGCACTTGTAAGTGTAATCTTAGCTGAAGAACCCTTTGTTGCTTTCTTAGGTACTGAAATCTTAATTTTCTTGCTGCTTGTTACTTTTACTGTTGCAAGTTTCTTATTAGAAGTCTTAGCTGATGCCTTAACTGCTTTTCCTGCCTTATTAAGTGCTTTATAAGAAACTGTTGTTGACTTTCCTGCTGCTACTGTTACTGTTTTCTTAGAAACTGTTACTTTAGCTTTTGATTTCGCACTAGTGCTGCCCTTCATTCCTGATACAGTAAATGATACTTTGATTGTATCTCCCTTCTTTACAGGTGCTGTTCCAAGTCCATCAATAGATGTTACGGCAGGGTCAACATATGTTACACCATCTGAACCAATAGGTCCGTTATATGGATTTACAATGTTGTATCTGTAAGCGTTTGTTTTTTCCTGGTCTGCGAAGCACCATCCGCCTTTCGCATTTACTTTGTAATCTGTCTTTCCAACAGAAACAGTTGTAGGAACAAGCTTAAAGTCTTTGTTTAATGAACCTTTGTAAAGGTCTGTTGAAAGAATCATCATAAAGATGTCAGTTGTATCAGACTGAGCAGTGTAGCTGATTTCATATTTTCCATCACCAGTTACATCAACTGACTTGTCTCCCCATGACTGCTCGCCCCATTTGTCATCTGCTACATAGTTGAATGCAACATTAAATTTATCCATATTTCCCTTAGGAGCTTCTGTTGGAGCTGGTGTTGCATCGCTTGTTGGGGCTGGTGTATTTGTTGATACAGGTGCCGGTGTATTTGTTGCTCCGCTTGTTGGGGCTGTTGTTGCTCCATTTGT